TATTTACCCACCAGGTTCTGGATTTAAATACCAGGATGAAAAGAGTAATAAAGTATCTTAATGGATTTTGATGAACAGTTAAAGTTAGAACATTTATTATTATCAGAACGGAAATGTAGAGTATGTGGTAAAGTAAAAAATTTATTAACTGATTATTATTTGACTAGAAAAAATAGAGGAGAAATACCATCATCATATTCATATGAATGTAAGGTTTGTACGATACAGAGGATAATACAAAGGAGAAAAGAGAAACCATTTAGTGATTGGGGATACCCTGATTGGTAATGTTCACGCATTGTTTCCCCAATGAAAATACCCTTTGTAATAAATAATTTTAGTAATAATCTGAGATTCGGAGAGAAAAAAGATGCCACTCAATTTAGCATCTCCTGGGATTGTAGTAAGAGAGGTTGACTTAACAATTGGTAGAGTTGATCCAGTCTCTGGTTCGATTGGTGCGTTAGCCGCCCCTTTTGAAAAGGGACCAGTTGGTCTTCCTCAACTAATTGAGAGCGAAGACGATCTCTACAGCACCTATGGAAAGCCATATAATACAGACAAACAGTATGAACACTGGTTGGTAGCGTCATCATATCTTGCATATGGTGGAACGATGCAAGTTGTTAGAGCAGATGACTCTGGACTTGCTAATGCAACAGATAATGCAACACCATCAATTAAAATTAAGAGTGATGAGCATTATAACCAGTTAGGTTATGATGATAATACCATTTCAAGTACAGTTATTGCTGCTAAAAACCCTGGTACTTGGGCAAATGGAATTAGGGTAGCAGTTGTTGATTCTAAAGCAGACCAAGTTTTAACTGTTGCTAATGCAACTGGTATTGCAACCGTTGGTTATGCAGTAACTCAGACAATGGTTGGTAAAGCACTTATTGGTGCAGGATCAACTTCACAGGCAGATGGATACCTTAAGGGTGTAATTACTGAAGTTGGTACAACTAGCGTTGGTGTTAAAGTTGTATCTCATGTAACTGCTGCTGGTGTTGAAACAGATGTTGATTATCAACCATCTGGAGTTTATGCATTTAACAATTCAGGAGATGTTGGAATTACTTCTACTGGATTTGCAGTAACAGTAAACCCATACACAAAAGCATATAGTTCACAGGCAGACTGGTTTGAACAACAAACCGTTGGACTAAGTACAGGATTAGATCCTCTAGAGTGGGATCAATTGGCAGATCGTCCAGGAACTTCTGCATATGCTGCCTCTAGAGGAGGAAGAAATGATGAAGTTCATGTTATTGTATTTGACGATAAAGGAGTCATTACAGGAAATGCTGGAACAATTCTTGAGAAGCATTTAAACCTTTCTAAGGCAAAGGATGCAACATTCTCATCAGGAAGTCCTTCTTACTGGAGAAAGTACCTTAAGACTAATTCACAGTATATCTTTGGTGGAGGTGCTCCAACTGGATTAACAACAACCGCATATGCAACTTCTGCAACTAATACTCTTGATGGAGACAGTGGTTGGGATCAAGATGCTAAGAATGTTAACTTCGGTGGTAGTGGTGCTAACACTTATGAGTTAAATGGTGGTAAAGATTACGGTGGTGGAACAGACATCAATGCAACAGGTTCACTTGATTGTGGTGCTGATGATGTTGTTTCAGGACTTAATCTCTTCACTAACAAAGAATTGTATGAAGTTGATTTCATACTACAAGGTGCTGCTAATTATGGTAAGGAAGCAACACAGGCAATAGCAAATAAAGCAATTGCTGTTGCAGAATCAAGAAAAGATGCAATCGCATTTATTTCACCATACAGAGAAGCATTTATAAGTGATGGTGCTGCAGGTGCAGTAACAGTCAATAACGACGATACCATTACAAGTAATGTTGTTAGCTTCTACTCACCTATCACTTCTACCACATACGGTATATTTGATAGTGGTTATAAGTACATGTATGATAGGTTCAATAACACATTCCGTTATGTCCCTCTAAATGGAGACATTGCTGGTACTTGTGCTAGAACAGACAAAAATGACTTCCCTTGGTTCTCACCTGCAGGTACAAACAGAGGTGCAATCCTCAATGTTGTAAAACTTGCATACAACCCAGGTAAGGCACAAAGAGATACATTATATTCAAATAGAATTAACCCAGTTATTCTCTCACCAGGAGCAGGAATTATCCTATTCGGTGATAAGACTGGATACGGCAAAGCATCTGCCTTTGATAGAATCAATGTTCGTAGATTATTCATCTACCTTGAAGATGCTATTTCAGCCGCTGCTAAAGATCAACTATTTGAATTCAATGATGAGATTACAAGGACTAACTTTGTAAATATCATTGAACCATTCTTACGTGACGTTCAATCGAAACGTGGAATCCAAGACTATGTTGTTATTTGTGATGAAACGAATAACACTGCTGCAGTCATTGACAACAATGAATTCATTGCTGACATCTACATTAAGCCTGCAAGGTCGATCAATTTCATCGGACTAACCTTCATCGCCACCAGAACTGGTGTTGCATTTGAAGAAGTAATCGGTAACGTTTAATCCAACTTAGAGTTATAAAACTATGGCAACTCGCAATCAATTAAATCCACCCCCACTAAGGAAGATTACTGATTTCAAAAGTAAACTAACAGGCGGTGGTGCTCGTTCAAACCTCTTTGAGGTAGAACTTGCTTTTCCAGCAGCAGTAGCAGTTGAGGGTATAAATGATATCCTCAACAAAGCAAGATTTTTAGTTAAATCTGCTGCACTACCAGCATCCAATGTTGCTCCAATCGAAGTTCCTTTCAGAGGAAGGGTTCTAAAAATCGCTGGAGATAGAACATTCGATACATGGTCAATTACAGTACTTAATGACACAGACTTTGCTATTCGTTCTGCTTTCGAGAAGTGGATGAATACCATCAATAGAGTTTCTGACAATACAGGTACTACAGATCCTGCCGATTATCAGGCAGATGCTTATATCTATCAACTGGATCGTAGTGGAGATACACTTAGAAAGTATCATTTCTATGACATTTTCCCTACTCAAGTTGCTCCAATTGAACTTTCTTACGATGCTGCAGGTATCCAAGAATTTACAGTTGAACTTCAAGTTCAGTGGTGGGAAGCAGTTCGTGGAACTGGTGACAACTCTGGTGGAGAAGACATCAACTAAAATCGACTAAATAGTGCTATAATAGTAGGAAAACAAATTATACTATGGCAAAACTCTTTGGGTTCTCTATTGACGATAGCCAAAAAACGCCACCTTCAGTAATATCCCCCGTTCCGCAAACCAATGCGGACGGGGTTGATAATTACATAAGCAGTGGCTTTTATGGGCAATATGTAGATATTGAAGGTGTATATAGAACCGAACACGAATTAATTAAAAGATACCGAGAGATGGCATTGCATCCTGAATGTGATGGTGCTATTGAAGATGTTGTTAATGAAGCAATTGTTAGTGACTTATATGATTCTCCCGTAGAAATAGAATTATCAAACTTAAACGCAAGTGATAAGTTAAAGAAAACAATAAGACAAGAATTTAAAAACATAAAAGAAATCATGGACTTTGATAGAAAGTCTCATGAAATTTTTAAGAATTGGTATGTTGATGGAAGAGTATATTATCTTAAGGTAATTGATACAAAGAGACCTCAAGATGGTATACAGGATTTAAGATATATTGATCCTATGAAGATGAAGTATATTCGTCAGGAGAAAAAGAAATCTAAGGGACAGCAGGTTATAGATTTGAATAAAGGTTCTGACTCACCATCTAAGATGGTTGAACCAGAAATAGAAGAATATTTCATGTATACACCAAAACCACAGTATCCAACTGGTATGGTTTCTGGTGCAAAGGGTGGAGTTAAGATTGCAAAAGATTCTATTGTTTATTGTAGTTCTGGATTAGTTGATAGAAACAAAGGTACTGTTCTTTCATATCTCCATAAAGCAATTAAGGCACTTAATCAGTTAAGAATGATTGAGGATAGTCTTGTTATCTATAGATTATCAAGAGCACCAGAAAGAAGAATTTTCTATATTGATGTTGGTAATTTACCAAAAGTTAAGGCAGAACAATACCTTAAAGAGGTAATGAGTCGTTATCGTAATAAGTTAGTTTACGATGCTTCTACTGGTGAAGTTAGAGATGACAGAAAATTCATGTCTATGATGGAAGATTTCTGGTTGCCTAGAAGAGAAGGTGGTAGAGGAACTGAAATCACAACACTTCCAGGTGGACAAAACTTAGGAGAACTTGCTGATATTGAATACTTCCAGAAGAAACTTTATAGAGCATTAGGTGTTCCTGAGTCTAGAATCGCATCTGATGGTGGATTTAATTTAGGACGTTCATCAGAAATTCTAAGAGACGAACTTAAATTTGCTAA